GCGTCGCCGGACACCTGAGCGTCGCCGGACACCTAAGCGTCGCCGGACACCTGAGCGTTGCCGGACACCCAAGCGTCGCCGGACACCCAAGCGATATCTTCCTGCGAAAGATTCTCTTCCTTCTCAATCCATCCTCCAAGGTCGCCTTTTTTGACATCTCCGAACGATGATACTGCCTCTATCTGGTAGAGCGTCGTTCCGTATACTTCCTTCGTGTTCTTCGTGAGTTTGAATTTCATAGTTCCAATGTTCGTTCACTGATTACTTTTGCGTCTTCTTCCGTCATGCTCTTCATCGTGTTCCGATCGCGGAAGGCGATGAAGTCCTTGATGCGGATCAGATAGAGTATCTTCGGCTTGCGTGGCCGGTAGAAGCAGACGGCGACGTAGGCGGGGATATTGATGAGGAAGTGACTGTCGTAGGGCTTCCGATCTGCGGACATATCGCTGAGCTTGTGGTACGCCCCGACCGAGCTATCTATCTTGCTCAGGCTCCGTTCCTGGTGCGATGCGAGCCGGGCGAACGGGAGCCTTCCGGTCTTCGTGATCTTAAGCTCGTAGACTTCGGAGCGGGTCGGGCGATTGGCGCGGGCGAAGAGGGTTTGGATTTGTGCTTCGTTTATCATGGTCGAGTTCCTTAAAAATCTTGCTCATATCTTGCCCTCTCGCCCGTATCTTCGCCGATGTCCTACCGCCTCGGGAGCGATGCTTGCCCTTGTACTGATGTCGGCTCCTCGTTCTTCCTCCGGCGATCATATTCCGAAAGTATCACTGATCTCTCGCCTCCTGTTCCACCGTTGCTTCGCCTCGATGTATCGCTTCTTCTGCGCCGCCTTGATTTTGGCGTTTTCTGCTCCCCGTACCATCGCCTCTCCTATCCGCTTCTTGATAGCACCGATGTCCGGTGCGACGTACTGCTCGTACTCGGATTTTGCTTCTTCATCGGTCATACTTTCGTTTCCTTATTACGGATATACCGAAGCTCGCTTGTCGTGACGATCTCTTCGAGCGTGTTGAAGCTCTTCTTGCAGACGGCGCAGTATCGTCTCCGCTTGATCCGCCCGAAGAAGGAGCGACTGTTCACGACCTTGGTTTTTGTATCGCAGTGATTCATACCGGTATCGGAGGGGAGTTTTGAGGCTCCCCTCCGTTGGTTAGCCTAAAAAGGCACTTCGCTCAAATCTATGTCTTCTTTCTTTTCAACCTCCGGCATCGGCTCCTCTTTCGGAGCGTTCTTCTCGACCTGTGGCGCGATCGTCATCGTGACGTATGCGAGGAGGAATTTCTTGACTCCGATGAAGTACGCCTTCCAGTCGTCTTTGTCGAACGGGTTGGTCTTCGTGTGCGCCGCCTTCGGGAAGTCGTGCTTGTAGGTCTTCTTCTCGAAGTCGTAGAAGAAGTCCGGAGCCTTGTCGTCCTTCCAGCCGTGTCCTTCCTGCGTGATCGATACGCCGGTGACGCGCTTCTCGTTCTTATCGACGAAGTCGTACGGACGGACGGTCATCGGTTTCGTAACATCGCAGGACGCGAGTTTCTTCACGAAATCCGAGAAATAGCGGTGATCGGTGTGGAGCGAGACGACCTCGGTTCCGTCGAACTCGATATTGAGGAACTTGCCGAAGTCCGTATCGCGCGTAGAAAGCCCTGTGAGCGTTCCGGATACGGAATCGAATACCAGCTCCCATTTCGTCCCGGTCGAGCCATCAGGAGCCGTCCAGTCGCGTTTAACGGCGCCTTCCGTGTCCTTGCCCACTTCTTGCCGGAGCTTCCCGTCGATGATCTTGAGATACGTCTTGTTTCCTCCTTCGTGTTTCTGCAACATACTATTATGCTTTAGATGATTTAGCCTTAGCGTTGGTAACTCCATCGACCTTGAGTTTGATAGATGTCGGGTAGTCCTTCTGCGAAGGATGCTGCCCGTTCGTCTCGTTCGCCCAGATGGTCTTCGCGGCGAGGAAGAGCGGGAATTTCGGTTCGATCTCGTTCCACTTGAATCCGGCGCGGTTCTTCTTGTATCCGACCTGGAGGATGGCGAGTTTTGCCGTCTCATCGACGAGCCCGCGCTCTATCAATGCCTCCTTGTACGCGGAAACCTGTATCTCCATCTCCGGCCAGACGTACTGCGATGACTTCCAGTCGATTATGAATGTCTCGTCGCCTATCTTCGCGATGCAGTCGACCGTCCCGGCGAATCCATGCTTCTCTGAGATGACTGTTATTTCCGTGTGGAGGAAGGTCGGTTTCGTCTTCTCCGCCCATGCGGCGAATGAGAGGATCGCCTCGTATTCCTCGGTCGTGAGTTCCTCGTCACGCCCGGTAGATTTGTTCGGGTACTTCGCGTCTATCTTCACCGTCTCCCCATGTATGAGGCCGTCGATGGCGAGGTGGATTTTGCTGCCTTTTAACCCAGCCGCATCTTTCTGTGCCTGGGATTCGTCCCAGCCTTTTGAGGCGAGCCATTTATAGAAAGCGATTCCTTTCGGATAGTGCCCGCATATCCACGTTACGCTCGGGATGTAGCGATACGTCGGGAGTCCGGTTTCGTCATCGTTCCCCGGTATGGCATACCATCTCTCGTCTTCGGTGGTGATCTGTACGAGTCCTTTTCCTTTCGGAAGTATGAGCTTTTGCATTATTTTGAATTACTTTTTATCGTATCTCTTATGACATGGGACACATAGAGGAATCCAGTCGTTAGTGTCTCTCCTGTATGAATGAGATTTATTTGCCCATTGAATTCTTCTCTTTATATTCTTTTCTTTCTTTTCTCCGCAAGAACTACATATATCTGGTGTTCATAACATTTTTTCTACCCATGCGTGAAGACCTCTATATTTAATACTATCACCTTTCCATGACCCACATTTTTCACCAACAAACTCTTTATACCATCGCCCCGAAACCCTACATTTATGCGAACAGAATAATGCTGTATCTCTCCGATGCTGATATACAAGGAATGTTATTCCACATGTCCTACACTTCTTTTCAATTTTTTTCATAAAACAAAGTCCGCTCAACCTGTAGGGCAAGTGGAGCGGACTTTGCTTACCAGTTGCCCTACAACTGATAGTTAATTTACTATCAGTATATCAGATTCGCGAATATTGTCAAAGATGTCGAAGATATGCCCCAGACGTATACGCCCCCCAAGCCGTCCAATTCCCGCGTCCCTCGTACTTCGCCTTTGCAACCTTGATGCTTTCGTCCACGTCCTGCGCGAGCCGGACGCACTTATCGAACAACGCTTCGTCGATGACCTTCGCCTTGTAGTCCCGGCCATGGAACGCCTCGTGGCACTTCACTCCGCCGACCGTCGAGACCGTCAGGTTGATCTGGAAGAGGCCGTGCGAGAACGCCCGTCCATCCGCCATCCGGTCAGTCGTCGATTCCGCTTTCGGATTGAGCCCAGACTCCGCACGAGCTATCGCCACCGCCTCATCAGGATTCTCCGAGAAGACGCGCCGGATCTTGGCTTCGACGGTCTCCTCGGATTTTCCTTCTGCCACCTGCTCGCCGTCTGCCATGAGGCTACCATCAGACATTATCGCGTCTGATTTTTCGCCGGGCTCGCTTGCGAACACGTTTTCGATGACGATCGTCTCCCCTGGAAGCCCGGTCACCACGAGCGTCCAGACCAATATGTCAATGAGCGTCCACATCGCTATCCGCTTCGCCTTCTTCTCGCGCCGTCCGATATTGAGATTCTCGACTTTCACCAACCGATTCATCGCCTTCTTCCGCATCCATTTCGTGACTTTCATAGTTTGTGTATCGCCACCCGGTGAGACACGTTAGTTTATTTACGCCTGTGCCGTCCATGCTTCGTGCATGTACTTCTCGCAGATGTCGCATCCATCCATCGGGGAGGCGTGGCAGTCGTGGTTGTCGGTGCTCGAAAGCTCCATGAACGATCCGACCATGAAGTCCCGGTCATCCACCCCGACGACCGTTGCGTGGTCGGCGTCGAACGCGAGGTCGGCATGGCTTACGCGGTTCGCTGTGAGTGTCGATATCATATATGTACTGGTTATTTATCGGCTACCGGACCAGGGCGCGAGTACCGCTTTCATCAGTCGATGACTACTCGTTTCCGTCGCTCCCTAGTCCTTGATACCAGTATACTCCTCTTTGTTTTCTTTGTCAAGTATTGTCATTTCCTCGATTGCTCCTCTGACCCATTCGTGGCTCATGTCAAGGATTTTCCCGATATCACGGAGGGTATTACCTTGTTTGTGAAGATAGTATGCTTGCTCTTTTTTTACCTGTATGCGTTTCATCCTGTACGGAGATACTTTCGGCATATGGCTGATCTTATCGCGTTACTTCATACAGTATACACGGATGTCAAGTAGTGTCAAGCTCTATTTGACATGATTTCGGAGGCGGAGTATGATTGGGAGGCAGTTAATAAGTTGAGTCCAATCCCCCCGCCATGCCCTCAACTCATGGCCGGGGGATTGGAAAATACAGCCATGAACATAAACCTCACACAGCTGAAAACAACAGCCGTCAGGATCAGTTGGCCGGAGGGACAGGGGAAGGTCGTCCACTTCCTCGAGACCTGGAAGACCGCGACGGTGAAGACGCAAGAGGAGATCGACGCGCACTTCACGAAGTACAAGGACGCCGGTATCGCGATCCTCACAGGCAAGGAATCAAACCTCACCGTCATCGACTTCGACACGAAGGACAACGAGCTCATCATGGAGCTCGCGACGGTCGCCCCGACCTACACCGTCGAGACGAAGAAGGGGTTCCATCTCTACTACCAGTACAAGGACGACCCGATTCTCAAGCAGGGCACGAATCGGTTCTCCGACGGCGTGGACATCCGGAATGACGGCGGGGTCATCTTCGCTCCTCCGACGCCGAACTACCAGCGCCGCGGCGAGGACAAAGTGAACGAGCTCACCGACGAGGCGATGGACATCCTCCGGAAGGTCGCGACGCCCGGAGCGAAGACGCAGGACCTCGTGACGACGACTTCGCGGAACGACAGCCTCTTCCGGATGGCGTGCGGATGGATCAACGTCTACGACGAGCAGACGGTCTGGACGCGGATGGTGAAGGCGAACAGCGTCTTCGCGAAAGGGGAATTGTCCATGGTGGAGCTCGAGAAGCTGTTCCAGCAGGTCCGGAAGTACGCCCCGGAGCGCGAGGACAGCCGAGTCTCGCTCGACGAGCTCGGGCTCCTCACGTCGTACCAGGGAAAGAAGCAGGTCTTCGACATCAACACGGAGAACATCGTCCGCATACTCCGCGGCCATCCGGAGTTCTCGAAGAATATCCGCTACAACTCCTGGACCGCCAAGATCGAGGTCTACGACGGAGCGCAGTGGGAAGAGGCGGCTGATGATGATTTCGTGAAAGTTCAGCGGCGTATCAGCGTCTTCTACGACTGTTTCCGGAAGCTCACGAAGCAGATGACGATGGATGCCGTCGCGTCCTACGCGTACGAGCACTACTACGACCCGGCCGACGAGTACCTTGAGACCCTGACGTGGGACGGGGAGTCGAGGATCGGATCCTGGCTCACGCGGGTCTTCAATGTCGCCGATACCGAATACCACAAGACGACCGGGGCGAACTTCTTTAAAGGATTGGTGCGCCGGATCAAGGAGCCTGGGTGCAAGCACGATTCGGTCATCATACTCGAAGGGGAACAGGGATGCCGGAAGACGACTTCGCTTGAGATCATCGCCGGTATGGACTGGCACTTGGAGACAACCATGGAAGCGGATAATAAGGACTTCTTCCAGCAGTTCTGGGGAAAGCTCGTGGTCGAGTTCGCCGAGGGAGAGACGCTCTCCCGGACGGCGACGAAGAAAATGAAGGCGGTCGTATCGGCGCGGAAGGACACCTACCGGGCTCCCTACGAAAAATACCCGAGAGACTATCCACGCCGGTGCGTCTTCGCTATGACGACGAACAACGCTGAGTATCTGAAGGACGAGACGGGAAACAGGCGGTTCTTCCCGGTTGAGATACCGAAAGGGCGGAAAGGAGATACTGATTGGCTCAAGGAGAATCGGGATCAGTTGTTCGCAGAGGCACTCCACAGGGTTTACGTGCTCAAGGAGACGGACTTCGAGTACCCGGAGGACGAAGCGAACGCCATACGGGCTTCCAAGATGGTCAGGAGCGAATTTGATGACCTGATCGAGGAGTGGCTCCAGCGTCCGGTCGGAATCAATGGGATGGTGCTCCCGATAGATGAGGAAGGGACGACGACGATGGACATCTGGCTCTACGCGATCGGAAGCACGAAGGACCGGTTCAAGAAGGCGGAGGAGATGAAGATCGCGCAGGCGTTGCAGGCTAATGGGTATGAGAAGCGCAGGGTGATGGTGAATGGGGTACAAAAGATGCGTTGGTTTGAAAAGTGAAATTGCACACCTTGGTATGCAAAAAAACGAGGTATGCAAGAGGTATGCAAACTAAAAAAAACCGCTTACTACTGCTAAAAAAAACACACCTTGCATACCTAGTACACCTATTTACTTATAAATTATAGAAATAATAAATATATGTATACAGGAAGTTTCCAAAGTAGGTATGCAAGTATGCAAGGTATGCAAATTGTAAAAATAAAGGCTTAGGTAAAGCAAAGTAGTGTTGCACACCTCTGATGGTGAGGTGAGGCACTAATGAAAACTCTATGGATAAGAACCAAAAATTCGTCTCCGAGCTTCTCGCGGATCTTCAACGGAGGCTTGAAAGCACAGAAAATGGCTTTCATAAGCGGATTCTCAAGAGATTGGTCGCGGTAGTGGAGGAATATATCGTCGAAAACGAATTGAGTTAATCCTTACCTAAAAACAGTTAGAAAAAGTCAGTATGGACCACATAACCCAAAATCTCACGCCGAATCTCGGCCGATGGCTCGGCGATGTCAGCCAGGAGGAGAAGGAGCGGCGCATGGCGCTCATCGTCAAGGGATGCGAGAACGTCCACGGTCTATCACAATAGGAGAACTCCGGAGAAAAGGAAAGGCAGTTGGTTTCACGGAAGACCAGGTTGAATTCATAATCATGGCTCTATCATTTATCGGGAAATGAGTATGTCAGACTATCTAACCAAAGCCAAACGCCCCGGGAGCGATGAATGGGAGAAAGCGGAGATGCGTGATAACTACTATGGACCACATAATTATGGAGTACAGTTTCCGGATGGACATGTGTATCCGGATGGAGATTGCGAGATAATCGGCGAAAAGCCCGTGGAGAAGTTGGATATCGACCTTCGGACGTGGATACGTGACTGGTGGTATATGGTTGTGGAAGATGCCAGCGAAAAAAGACGAGTCGAACTCGACCATAAGTTTAGAGAGGTAATCAAATCCGCCGTAGAAGCGGAGCGGAGGCGGATAAGCGAGGAAATAGACGAGAGGATGTTTCACTGCGAAGGAGATGATTGTATGCCTTTTACAAGAGAAGTCGAAACAATTCTTGCCATAATCAACCCGAAGAAATAAGACGTATGCGCTACCTTTACGGAATCCAACCGACCGGAAGAATCCACATATCGAAGGAGCTGATAATTAACGCACTGCCGTAGAGCTATGGACAACACGGACACAGGCATCCCAGAGGAATACAAGAAGCGGATCCGCGACAAGTTTGAGCTCGCGGCGGACCGTGGAAAATGGATAAAAAAAGGCGGGAAAATCGTCATCGAAATTGACCGCCCGAAGCCCGGGAGACCGCAACTCATAAAGGCACTGGTAATTCTTGAGGATGTATCGGAGATATGATCTATGAAAAATACAGTGAAAAGCATAAGTCACATTATCATGAAGAAAATATTTTGAACGCATCGATAGTTTGGTGCGAGGAAGCAGGAACAATTGGGTATAGAATTACAAAAGGCAACAGTGAGTATGTAAATTATAGGATCGAAACCGGGCGCGAGGACCTGGATCGTGCTTGGGCTATATCAGAAGCAGCAGAAGTAATTAAGAATATAAACATAGTGACCTAAGAATGTATTGACAAATAAACAACTCATTTGTATACTATATTCAATTGAATACGTCCGACTTCTAAAAGGGACACAACTCCATGTTGTGCCTCTTTTTTTGTCTTTCCGGCGTGTGGCTCTATGCCAGCGAACGGCACAAGCGGAAGGCTCTGACCTCCGCACCCGCCGGAAGGAAAAAAAGAATGACTGATGAACTCACACCGAGGCAGGCGGAATTTATCAAGAATTGGGTAAACCCGAAGTCGGAGACTTTCGGGAATGCGAAGGCGTCCGCGATCAAGGCCGGGTTCAGCGAGCAGTACGCGAAGCTTATTACGACCCGGGAGTGCAAGTGGATGGATGAGGCGAACAGGCGCCGGATCCGCATGCTCGACAAGGCGGAGGGAAATCTCGAGAGCATCGTCGGTCTCGGAATCGACGATACGGAAACGCTCAAGGTCGTCGCTGATGTGAGCAAGTTCATTGCCAAGACGCTCGGGAAGGACAACGGCTGGAGTGATCGGACCGAAATGACGGGCAAGGACGGCAAGGATCTTACGGTTGTGATAGCTCCTGAATTGGCTGAAAAATATGCGGTTGCACCAAGCACAAGCGGAGATAGCGAAGGATCGGCATAGGTTTCGGGTCGTTCTCTGCGGCCGTCGGTTCGGTAAGACGACCTTGGCGGTACAGGAGATGGTCGCGAACGCCATTTCCGGAGACGACAGGAAGGTCGCGTACATCGCGCCGACGTATCAGCAAGCACGTGACATCGCGTGGCAGGATCTGAAACGGAACGCACAGAATATCGCGACGAACATCAATGAATCACGGCTCGAGATAACGGTGAGGACGATCAAAGGAGGAAGCTCACAGATGTACCTTCGTGGGTGGGAGGCGGTGGACAGTCTTCGTGGCAATCGGTTCGATTTCCTGGTGCTCGACGAGGTGGCGAGTTATCGGGGGTTCTGGACCGGGTGGCACGAGGTCTTGCGACCGACACTGACGGACACGAAAGGCCAGGCTCTTTTCATCGGGACGCCGAAGGGGTTCAACCACTTCTACGATCTCTACAACATCGTCGATGATGATTATCGAAGCTTCCATTTCACGAGCTATGACAATCCGTTCATCCCGTCCGACGAGATTGACAAGGCGAAGAAGGAAGTGACGGAGGATCGGTTCGCGCAGGAATACCTCGCTGACTTCCGGAAGACCTCCGGCCTCGTCTATCCGGAGTTCGACCGGACGCGGCACGTTACAGACGCGGAGCCGACGCAGGTGACCGACACGATGGCAGGCATCGACTGGGGATACACGAATCCCGCCAGCTCGCACCGGATCAGGGTCGACGGCGACCGTCACTACTGGATAGACGACGAGTTCTATAAGACCGGGCAGACGACAGACCAGATCATCGAGGCGGTGAAGCTTAAGAAGCCGACGAAGGTCTATCCGGACCCGGCGGAACCGGATCGGATCGAGATGGCGAGACGCGCCGGGCTCAATGTCAGGGAAGTGAGCAAAGACATCGAAGCGGGCATCGACACGGTGCGGGAGCTCCTGAAGCAGAATCGAATCCACGTCCATCCGTCGTGCGTGAACCTCATCTCGGAGTTCGAGACGTACCGATATCCGGAAAAGAAAAGCGACCAGAACGAGAAGGAGACACCGATCAAGGAAAACGACCACGCCCTCGACGAGATTCGCTACGTCCTCCATAACCAGGAGCCTATAGTCGAAGTATTAGCAGACCCCTATTTTGAAAAATTCGGAACGTATTACAAAGACTGACCTATGGAACAAAAGCAAACGCAGAAACAGATAGCCGACCGAATCCTCAAACTCCGGAAGGATTATGAGACCGCATCGCAGGAACAACGGGCTGAAAAGCTCGAAATCTATTCTGCGTACATGGGAAAGATGGACGAGGTTCAGGCGACGCCCTATGAGACGAAGGAATCTATACCGAAGCTCCGCACCGAGGTGGCATACATCAAGCCGTTTATTTTTTCCGGGGAACCGAGGGTGGAATTTGAGGGGGTCGGGGATGAGGACAAGGCGATCTCGAAGATATATGAGAAGATTGTCAACTACCGTCTCGAGACGATCCCGTATTCCTATGAAAAAATAGAAGCATGGGTACACCAGTCGGTCGTGTTCGGAACGTCGTTTTTGAAAGTTATATGGCGGTTCGCGACGAGAAAGGAGATCGGGACTCGTGATGTGGAATCAGAGGAGATGGATGAGGATGGAAACCCGATAATGTCCGAGGAGGAATACGAATATGAGACCCCGACGGTCGACGAGCCGGATTTCGACGTGCCGAACATCCTAGACGTTTATTACAACCCGATCATCCCGAACGTGAACGACCAGCCGTGCCTCGTGTTCCGCTCGATCCTCCCGGAAGAGCGTGTCCGGGAAGACGAGATGTATGACGTGTTCGGCGAAGACAGAGAACTCAACCGGTCGAAGGTGAAAGGACGAAAATCATCCGCATCGAACGCCTATGATTCCTCATCGCTCGAAGGTTCAGACAAAGTCGGTTCGACCGCGTCCGACGGGTTCGTGGAGATATTCGAACTCGTGGACGACAAGCGCATCCAGACGTGCACCGGAGACGGTATCCTCCTCCGCGACGTGGAGAATCCATACGGATTCAAGAATGCGGTAAAACTCATCCATGAGCCGAACTGCATACCGAACCGTGCCGACGGGCTCGGAGTCGGGCATAACACGCTCGGGCTCGGGAAATCGTATTACAAGCTCTTCAACCAGACGCTCACGTCGGTCAAGATGACGAACAACCCGATGTTCGCCACCACGAAGGGAGCAAAGATGGACAAACGACAGGCGGTATCGAAACCGGGCGGTGTTATAGAGTTGGATACGAACGGGCAACCGATCAGCTCCGTTTTCCAGCCGATCCTTTTCCCGGACATCAAGCAAGGGGCGATCGAGCTCCTCGACAAGTTCGATGACGAACACAAGCGCGCGTCCGGAGCGAACGATCTTGTACAGGGGTCTTCCAGCAATAAGACGCTCGGGCAGGATCAGATTTCCCAGACGTACATCTCTAACCGGTTCGAGATCATCAACAGGCGGTTCAAGCAGGCGCTCGCCGATGTCGCGGAGATGATTCTCAAGATGGAGCTCAAGAACCTCCAATCAGTCGATGCTCCGATAATGCGGATATTCCCGGCTGAAATGCGTGAACAGATATTCCAGGTGCTCACCCAGGCGGACGACGTGAAATACAACATCCGTATCAAGGGTCAGACGAATATCGCAAAGAACAAGGATGTGTCAGCGAAGTTCAAGGAAAATCTCTTCAACCTATCGCAAAACTTTCTTACCGACAAAGAAAAGAGGGCGATGCTTCGGTCGATGGCGGAGGATCAAGGGATGGACAATATCGACGATATCATCATGGCGAACAACCCGATAGCGGACCAGCAGGAACAGATGGCGCTCATGCAAGGACAGATGGGACAAGCCCCGATGCAGGGAATGGCGAACAACCCGATAGCGGACCAGCAGGAACAGATGGCGCTCATGCAAGGACAGATGGGACAAGCCCCGATGCAGGGAATGACGAACGAAACCGTATGACCGAAAAGGAAACGCTTAATCTCGAACTCGATGAACTCTTCCGGGTGAAGCAGATGGTCGAGGACGAACTGTTCCAGAAATATTTCGCGAGACCGATGTATGAGGCGCTTGATGCGATGAAGCCGGCTTACTCATGCGAGACGCTTAAGGAGCTTGCGACGCTCAAGGGAAAACGGCAGGGAATCGAGCTTTTCACGGATATTCTCAAGAACCTTCCGATGGAGATCAGGAACAAGAAACACGAGGCGGACAACGCCTAGAAGATTCCCCACGAGGAGCCAGCGCGGCTCTTCCGGGGAGCAGTCTAGAGTCGAAGACACTACGCTCCGCATACGAATGTAATTTTGGCGTATGCACACAACAGTCTGAATGTTATGGATAATCCAACAATAAACACGGAACCCGTAGGGGCGGAGGGCGCTACCTCCTCTCAGGATAATTCCGGTGCCGTTGAGACCCAGCCCGCAGGAACCGACGGAGTTGTTAGCGCAAACGAGTCGGGAAATGAGGGAAACGCACCTGTCTATCCTTGGGAGAACGACGAGAAGTTCAAAGGGAAGACCCCGGAAGACATCTACAAATCCTACCGTGAGATGGAGAAGACCTACAGCCGAAAAGCCGAGGTCGCCAATCTCATCGAGGAGAAGTTCGGTGTCGCTCCGGAAGACCTCAAGCAACTCATCGAAGCCCAGGAGGAAGCTCGTCTCGAACAGGAATATCGTACCAACCCGGCGGGCGTCGCCCTCCGCGAGGTCGAAAACCTCAAGAAACAGCTTGCCCTCCAATCCGAAGAGAAGGAACTCGACGGATTCCTTCAAAAGAATCCGGAGTATGCCCCGTTTCGGGACAAGATCTTCAAGCTCGGTCTCACGACCGAACAGGATAAATCCTACGAGGAGATCGCCGATGAATACTTCGGGCAGGCGAGAGCCCAGGGACAGCAGGATGCGTACAGGAAGATTGAGGTGAAGAAGTCTACTCAATCTACAAGTCCAAGCCAGCAGAATCCGAAGAAATTCGGATACGGAGACCTCAAAGACCTCCCTCGCGCCGAACGCATAAAGCAGTTCGAGGCGATGATTGCGGGCTAGGGCTTCAAAAGATATGGCAGATGTACTCACGTTGACAACCAACGCTTTCAACAGCGCTGACGTTCCGCATTACTACGACGACCTCTTCCTCGAACGGGCGATGATGAACATGACCTATGATGTTCTCTTCTCCGAGAGGGATGTCCCGGAGAACAGCGGTAAAGTCGTTTTCTTCGATCGGATGACCCCTCGCGCAGTCGCGACGACGGCGCTGACCGAGGCGACGACCCCGTCGGCTGTTTCCACCTCTTCGACGCAGGTCTCCGCGACCTTAGCCGAATACGGTGACTACGAGAAGGTTTCAAGCCTCTTCGAGCTCACTACGTTCGACAAGGGACTCAAGGAACGTGTCGAGGTCATGGGACAGGGTGCCGGAGAGACGATTGACACGCTTCTCCGCGACGAACTCTACACCGGAGCGACCGTCCAGCTCGTGAACGCGAAGGCGCACGCCTCCGCGATCGCGTCGACTGACACGCTCTCCGTGCTCGAACTTCGTAAGGCGGTGAAGACGCTCAAGCGGGCCAAGGCGCCGATGTTCGATGGCGGTTGGTATCGTGGTGTGATCTCGGTCGGTGGCTGCTTTGACCTTCGGGGTGACTCGAACCAGGGCAACTTCACGGCGGTGAACACCTACAAGGCGCCCGAGCAGATCCTCAAGGGAGAGATCGGCAGGCTCGCCGGCGTTGAGATCCATGAGACGAACAACGAGAAAGTCGAAGCGTCCTACTCGAACGTCTACTCGAACTTTATCGGTGGCAAAGAAGCCGCCGCTATGGTGAAGGTCGGCGGGAAAGGCACTGGGATGATTATGCAGGATGCGAACAGCACCGATAATCCGCTCAAGATGTACAAGACGCTTGCCTGGAAGATCCCGGGCTTCGCGGCAAAGACGTTGAACTCCAATTGGATCATCAACATCAAATCGTACTCGGTGTAAACCAGGGAAGATTGTTTGGAGGCGAACCTCAAGAACGCCTCCAAATTGAGGAAACAATCTTAAACTCTCAATAAAAACTCCATGAAACTCATCAACAAAAACACGCTCCTCCTGAAGGAAGCGGAATGGAAGCCGAAGAAAGCGAAGAAGGGCGAACCGGAACCGCCGGCTAGCAATCCGAACGTCGTCGGGGAAGCGGAAGTCGTCTTGTCGCTCGACGAACGGCTGAAAAAAGGCGATACGGTGCTCATCAACCGCACCGGTCTCCTTGATATCCCTGTCGGAAAGACGAAATACGTCATTCTCGACATCGAGGATGTCCTTCTGAAGATATGAGAAACGCAAACAGGCGATTCGAGCGGTTCGCTAAGCGTCTCGGGTTTACTATCGCTCACGGAAGAATCTACCGGGACATCGACGAGGTCATGTACAAGAGACTCAAGCAGTTTTCCATCCCGTCGCGGATGAACGCCTATCCGAACGGGCTTCACCAGTGGCACGGGATGCTGCTCCCGAATCTGCATGACATGGAAATCAAAGCCCGGATGATGTGGTTCCGGAAGAATTTCTCATTCTGGTACGCCGAGAACATCAAGGAATACGCCAATCAAAAGTTTAACTCTCACGAATATGAAGTTTCCGAATAAGGTGAAAGTCTGGTCACTGTGGACCGATTGGAACCGGAAAGGCGCGCGTGGTCAATATGGCGGAATCGGATGGTATCGGATCATCAATCCGCTCGAAAAACTCGACAATTCCACCGTCAACGGTGAGTTCGCGTTCGGTTCCGAAAACCGAATCGAAATCGCGAAAGAAATCGGTGAGAAAGCCGATGTTATGGTCATCAAGTACGTCGATTCGTTCGCGGCGGCGAACCATATCCTCACGATCCGCGATGTGCTCGGCATCAAGCTCCTCGTCGACATCGACGACAACGTCTTCGAGGTACACCCGCACAACTACGCGTACAAGGATACGAACAAGGATACCGAAGCCTATAAGGTGTTCGGCTATCTGTTTTCCGAAGCCGACGGGCTCATATGTTCGACGGAACCGCTCGCGGAATATATGCGACGGTACAATCCGAACGTCACCGTCATACAAAACGCCGTGGATCCAGCGATATGGGATGTTCCGGTCGTGAAAAACGACACCGACCGCGTGAAAATCGGATGGGTCTATGGTCCGACGCACGCGCAGGACGTCCCGGTCATGCTTCCGGTCGTGAAGGAAATCATCAAGAAATACCCGAATGTCGATTTTTACCATATCGGATGGAAGGATGCCGATTTCGACCATTTCGACCGTCAACACACCGTGTTCGGAACGAACGGATATAAGGAGTTTCCGGAGTTTCTCGCCGGGCTCGGCATGGATATCCTTGTCGCGCCGCTCATCGATGACGAATTCAACAAAAGCAAGAGCAATATCAAGTGGATGGAAGCCGCGATGTGCGAGATTCCGATGGTTGCGAGCGCAGTCGCTCCGTATTCCGATTCGATAACGCACGGGAAGGACGGAATGCTCGCTAAAACGACGAGGGAGTGGATCGCATCGCTTTCGGGACTGATCGATGACAAGCAAAAACGTGTGAAGATGGGGCAAGCGGCGAAAAAGAACGTCCTTGCGAAGTATTCCATCGAAAAAATCCTTCCAAAATACGTCAAGCTCTTCGAAGCGGTCACAAAACCGGAACCAGCGGAAGTCACGGCGGTCATTACGCGCCGAAAAGGAGAATCCGACGGAAAAGCGCTCGAAAGCCTCAAACGGCAGACCTATCGGAAGCTGAAAATAATCCGGATCGAGGATTCGGATGGGAACGGGCAGAACTGGGCGAAAAACCGAGGATTGGAGCGCGTGAAGACGAAATACACGCTCTTTTCGGACAATGACGTCACATGGAAGCTCGACGCCGTCCAATCGCTCCTACGTGCCTTAAAACGTCATCCAGAGGCATCTTATGCGTTCGGTGCGTACATTTGGAACTTTGAGGGGAGTGCAGAGAAACACATACAGTGCAATGAGCCGTGGAGTGCGGAACGGTTGAAGGCACTCGAGAAGGGGAACATCGTTTCGACGATGGCACTTGTGAAGACGGCTGACTGTCCGCCGATGGACGAGAGCGTCAAACGTCTGACCGACTGGGATCTCTGGCTCACCATGCTCGGGCAAGGGAAAACAGGCGTCCACTGCGGAAAAATCACTTTCGAGACGGAGTTCGCGAAGAACGGTGTTTCCGCGAGCAAGGCGACCTCATACGACGAGGCTATCGTTAACCTGAAAAAGAAACATAACCTATGAAAATAGCCGTATTCACATTGACGAGGGATCGCTTGGACTATACGAAACGGTCGTTCGCGTCGCTCCGTGAGAATTCTGGGTATCCCTACGACCACTATGTCATTGACAACGGGTCGGAAGACGGGACGGTCGAATGGTTGAAGGAACAGAAAGACATTCATGTCATCGCGTTCAATAGCGAGAACAAAGGAATCAGCGCGTCATGCAATCTCGCGCTCGATCATATCTTGCCGAAAGGGTACGACCTCATCATCAAGTTTGATAACGACTGCGAAGTGGTGTCATCCGATATCTTGAAGGAGCTCGTGTCCGTTTACGAGAAAATACCGCCGTTCTATTTCAAGTTTATGCTCTCCCCTCGCGTCGAGGGTCTCAATTATCAGCCGGAGCGGATCGACCGCATGGAAATAGACGGACATCCGATTGGTATCACGCCGATCATCGGAGGTATCTTCCAGCCGGTCCTATCCGAGTGCTACAAGCTGTACCGATACAATGAGTCGCTTCCAAAGGCGAAAGGGCAGGACGAAGACCTGAACGCATGGTTCCGGCAGATGGGCGGGCAGGTAGGGTATATCGAAGACCTGATCGTTGAGCACATGGACTCTACTGAAGGGCAGAAGGAGAAATATCCGAGTTATTTCGAGCGGAAATATAAGGAGGAAACGCTATGAAACAACTCACTGAAAACAACCTCAACACCCGGGAGTTCTGGGAAGGGGAAGCGAAGAAAGGGTACCTTGCGAACTACATCAATTCGCCGTTGTCCGCTCCGTACGTCGAGACGATCCGCAAGCACATCACCGAAGCGGACACGGTGCTCGATGTGGCGTGCGGCTCCGGTGTCCTCACGAAGTACCTCGGGTATGCGAAGAAGGTCGATGGATGCGATTTTTCGCAGGATTCGGTCGACTGGGTGCACGATCAGCTCGGCATCGACACGTTCCACTGCGATCTCGACCTGCCGATACCGAAGCCGGATAAGGCGTATGATGTCCTCCTCGCGACAGAAGTTCTCGAACACCTGACAGACCCGGAAGCCGTCATGAAGGAATTGGTGCGCGTCGCCCGTCGAAAGGTCATCATCAGTGTCCCCTACGACAACGGGAAGCCGCAATCGGAAGAACACAAGTGGCTGTTCTCACCGAAGGACATCGCGAACATCATGAAACCGTATGGGAAATATACGGTCATGGTGGAGACCATGATGGACCGGATCATCGCCGTGCTTGACCTCCCGCAGGAGTACGTCGTGGACGCGGACGATTTTTGCGAATCCAACACCGGGCTCAACGAACTCATGTTCATCAAGTCCCACGTCCCGGATTTCAAGATAACGCTCTTTACGATACCGGGATTGTGCTCGAAGGAGTTCCTTGAAGAAATAAAAAAGCTCGATTGGATCGACATGGTTCCGCACGGATGGCTCCACCCGACTCCGGTCGAATGTCTCTCGTGGACGTATGAGGAGAGCATCGCCTATCTCGATCGTATCGAACCGCTCGGACTCACGAAGGGATTCAAGGCACCCGGATGGCAAATTTCCGACGGTATGTATAAAGCCCTTCTCGAACGTAGATACTGGGTCGCCGACAAGGACTACAATAACGAGCGGAGACCGAAGGAGCTCCAGGCGTATCTTCTCGACGATCGGAACAAACTCCATTTCCATATCGGTCACATGGGCGGACACAATGACAACGCGATTGCCGATTTCATGGATGATATCATCAAGCTCAACGGGACGTTCGTATTCATCAAAGACACATGGAACCATTCAGAACAAGGGTAGAATCGTCGCCGGAAGTCCAATCGCCTCTGACCACCGGACCGGTTCAGCCTGAGGCGAAATCAGTGGAAGCGCGCACGAACGAATACGCCGGAGATGTGGTCGAACGGATCGACGTGTATGAGACCGAACGCGGGCATAAATATGCCGAGGATTTCTTCGGTATACGGGAACTATGCGCCGGAGATTGGAAGACGCGCATGGATATGTCCCGTATCGACAAATACGTCAAAAACGAAATACAAACGAAAGGATACGATAGCACGATAACGCTCTACAAGAACATCATCAACGATTTGGAGGAGCGGATAGGATCGAAGAATCTCCCTGCGACGAAACGGCTCCAGAAGCTCGTGACGTATATCGGTATCCTCCAGAAAGTCGACAGAGCGACGGCGCTGAAACGGAGGTTTCTCGGTGGTGATGAATCTTTTCTCCCTCCCGAGGTTTGAGAGTTCCTCGGGAGAGAAAAGGGATTTGCAAAGAAAAAGGAACTGTGCTAAAATAATGGCAAAAGTGAATATAAAAACTCTACTTCCTACGGGAGCAGAGTTTGTTTTGTAGAAAATCGAATACGTCCGATTCTAAAGGGACACATCTTCATCAGATGTGTCTTTTTTTATGTTCCATACAGCGAAATTCATTTCCGGACTCGACACCAGAAAACTCGCCGCAAAAGCGAAGGGCTTTGCCGTCCGAACCAGTCCGCTCGCAGCCGCCATCGACCAAAAATCGACGAAACCTATCTGGAACGCGTTCGGAAGCACTATCCCGAACGCACAGAACGGATTCGTCCCTATGGGGAGCACGCGCTCGATGAAATCCATGCAGAAATATGTCTCTCCGGAAGCTATCAAGAAAGGTTCCGATGAATTTCTTTCATACGTCAAACAGTCGGAAGCCGCTGATAAGGCACGGATGATGAAACAGATCGTCGCCGATCGGATAGCGAAACGGAATGCCGCGATCGCTTCCGAGAGAGCGCGTATAGGAAGGTTGAGCGTCATGCAACGGTTCGCTCCGAAGATAACCGATCAGGACATGATCCGGAAATATCTTTCATCTCTTTACCAGTGAATTATGCCATACGCAAAAAAGACCCTCGCCGACCTTAAACAGTATCTCGCGGACAAGTACTCCGCCGGAGTCGTTCCGAGTGACGTGACGAAGCTCGCGTACTGGGTGCGACGGCTGAACGAGGGTGTCAACTACTGCGCCGAACGGCTCGACCTCGTGAAATCAACTAGTTTGACGACCGTCTCCGGAACCATCGCGCTCCCGGATGATTTCGTGTCCGTGAAGGATGTCGTCTCGCCGGATGAAACGCACCTCTCGCAGATCAGTAAGGAGTTCGCCGCGAACGCGACCGGGACTGTCTACTGGATTACCGGGAATCACCTCGACGGGTTCGCGCTCAATACGACCGAGGACACGACCTATACCGTGTTCTATTCGTTTCGTCCGCCCGAGCTTTCCGCTGATTCCGATGTCTGCATCATTCCGGACCCGCTCGCGCCGGTCTGCTACGCCTACTCAAAGATACGGATGTCGGAATCTGACCCACTCGAAGACGCTCAATCCGCGCTTGATGAATGTGATGAACGGATGGATAAGATCGTCGGTGATCAGTCGCTCAATGATGGTGGTATTCGGATAACTATCCAACAAAACGCGTGATGGCAAAGATCGATTCAAAACTGTACGACGAATTTGGCAAGGGAATAAATACTTTCACGCGCCCGACAATGATCAAGGAGACGGAAGCGGAATCCGCCTACAACGTCTGGTCGGTCGGAAAGAATTCCATCGCGAAGCGTCCGGGTATACGGAAACTTTGTACGATCGCCGGCGTCTCGAAAATCGACGGACTCGCGACCTATTACAACGGTTCGACACGGGAGCTGTTGGCGATGGCGGGCGGTAAAATCTATAAGGTACATACCGGGACAGCCGTGCAGATCGGCTCTACGACCTGGACGTCCGGACTCCGGACGGATTTCTGTCAGGCGGGTGGGAAGGTTTTCATCCAGAATGGGACGGATGTCTTGCGCGAATATAACGGTTCGGCGATTTCGGATACGACGAACGGCATTATCGGAAAATGGCTCACTTTCTACAAATCCTGTCTCTGGACAGCTGGGAACATGACCGCCGGAAATGAGACACGGCTCTATCGGTCCGGCGCGGACACGAAACTCGGAGACTTCACCTACAACGTCACGACGAACCCGCTCGCGACCTCCGTCTACGTCTCCAAAGACGATGGACAGGCTTTGCGCGGATTTTTCAAGCATCAGGACTATCTCTACCCGGTCAAGGAGCGGTCCTTGTGGCGTGCCTCGGTCGCTTCCGACACCGCCGGAACCATCTCGCTCGAACTCGTCGATCCGGCGCGCGGGACGGACTCGCACTTCACCATCGACACCGTCGAGAACGACAACTTCATGTTCAATGAGAAGGGCGTCTTCTCGACCGGATATGAGCCGAACCTCTCGGAGATCCGCACGAACATCGTTTCGCTCCGTATTGACAACAAACTCTCGAACATCGAGAAATCCCGTCTCGACGACGTGGTCGGTATCTATTTCGACAATCACTACTACCTCGCCTATTCGGACGGCGGTTCGACGACGAACAACCGCGTCATGGTCTATGACCGACAACGACTAGGGTGGTGGGAATGGACGCTCGATGTCAACTGTTTTTCCGAATACAAGAACGCCGGAGGCGAGACATTCCTCTATTTCGGTTCCTCCGAGGACGGTTCCATCTACTACTTCGACGATACCGCGAAGTCCGACGATATCTACACGATCCCGACGACATGGAAATCCGCCATGTTCTCGTTCGGGGATGCCTCGCAGATGAAATTCTTCCTGAAAGTCCTTCTCTACGTCGGAAAAACCCCGGGAAATATCGACATCTCGGTCTATATCGACGGACAGCTCAATTCCGTAACGCCGAAAACGCTTGGGAACACCGGAGGAGCCGGTATCGGCGTCGGGCTTACCGGAACCTATCTTACCGGCGTCGAGGGGGGAAGTATCAGTATCGACGACACCGGAGGCGGGGACTTCATCGAGATTCCCGTGACGGCGATGGGGCGGAACATCCAGGTCATGGTCGAGGACAACACCGCCGACAAGTCATGGGAATTGAACGGAATCGTCATCCAACAAAAGCCGCTCTCGAACCTCTTTCAGCCTAATACACGTTAACGAAAACATATGCCAACCATAAATCATCTCGACAACTTTTCGACGAACCTCTCGTCTGGGACATCCGCCGGAGCGACGACATCGCCACTTAACACCGTCCCGTCGATTTCCGCGCCGTTCTATATGGCGTGGGATCGGACGAATATCAACGGACATTTCGAGGTCAAACAGGTGACCTCGAAAAACGCGACGAACGTCAACCACGCCGCACTGACTTACGCGCACACGACTAACGAGGAGGTCGGGTGCGTCACACCAGCGACTGAACTCGACACGCTCTGGAACACTGCCGCGAACGGACCGCAGGGGTATCTCATAAACGGTAAAATCTCCGTCACGGATACCGGTTCCGGGCTGACTGTCGCAATCAAGACGCTTGCAGGAACCGACCCGTCCGCTACCGACCCAGTGTATTGCCGTATCGGCGACACAGTACGAACTATCTCCGCAGCTCTCTCTGTTACAAAAGCCGACGGAACGAACTGGTGCAATGCGGGGAGCGCCGAACTCGCGACCAAGGAAATCGACTACTTCGTCGGTCTAGGCTACAACGTGACTGATGGTGTCTATATTGGATTTACACGAAGACCAACAATGATTGCTAGTGAAATGACATCATTAACAAGTACATCTGAAAATTATTGGGCTGGTTCCCAAAGTAATTTTGGGTCAACTGATTACATTGAAAACATCGGACGCTTCGCCGCGACGCTTTCTGCTGGAGCTGGATATACCTGGAGCGTACCGACATTCACGGCAGTCAATCTCATCCAGAGACCGATATATGAGACGCGACATTTGATTGGTGGGTCTGTGGCTGGGTTCGTTGTCGGAAACGCCAGTGTAAATACGAAATATAAAGTTGTCGGGGATACTTGTTTTTTCAGATATTACATTTCCTTTGGCTCTACATCGTCGTATTCAACAGCTTTTAATTGGGTGCTTCCATTCACGATGGCCGACTTTGTCGGTTCAGCTGGACCGACCGGTTCTGCATATGTCTTTGACAACGGAACGCGGCATTATGTGGCGAACTGTCGGTCAAACGCGAATAATTCCGTTTTTATTTTTGCGGACGATGCCGGTGCTCAGCCGATAGCTAATACATATCCATTCACCTTCACAACTGGCGATGGCGTTGGACTAGATATAAGTTTCAGAATCTAACCACATCCACCACATAGATAATCAAGGAAGACACAATAGTAACAAAGGGGTAAAACCAAATAATTCGTTAAATAATTTAATTCTGTTGTGTGTTCGCTGCCACGCGATCAGACACCAAGAAGAAAAACAATATGCCATCAAAAACTAGAGGTAAACTGAGCAAGCGGGAATACGCGGCGGCGCAGAAGGCGAAGGTAACTCCGAAGAAGATCGTCTCGACGACACGGGCGACCGCGTCGAAGGCGTTCAACCCGAAGAAGGAGTCCATCTTCGACTACACCGACCGGACCGGGCAACAGTCCGACTACGAAATCGGGCGGTCGGCATCGACGAAGATGGCTATCCCGTTCGGGTACAAGACCCTGACGGAGCCGGAGAAGAAATCGTATCAGACGAGCCAGGACACCTATAAGAAACAGCAGGACGCGAAAGCGAAGAGTGTCGAGAACCGGAAGAAGGCTTCGCAGGCGCTTGACGTGAATAAGGCGAAACAGAGCGGCGGATTGACGGTTAGTCAGACAGATGGCGGTGGCGATGAAGGATTCTGGAGTAAGCTGTTCGCTGGTCGAGGTAAGGCGGAGGCTGACCGCGGTATGGGTCTTGACGATAAAAGCCTCGTTGACACTGGAGTGACTCTTGGCGACCTCGGAAAGAAAGCCTACGACAACTATCTGAAAACACCTACCGCGCTTGCATACAGCGAGGAAACGCCGATGGTGACAGACCGATTCTCCGATCCATTTTCGATGCCTCAAGGAGCGGCTGATACGTCTCCATTAGACGGAGACCAAGCAGCTCAAGAACGCGCCGCAGCCGAGGAACGACAACGCACACAAGATGAGCAAGACCTCCTCTCCGGCGCGCGCCAGCAGGGAAACGGAGCGGTCTATCAGGCTCCGGCGCAACAGGAGCCGAATTATGACGCCGAATTAAAAAAACAGATGAAAGGCATGGGATTCGGCGAGCAGGAGGACGATGCGAAATCGTACTACAAGAAACTCCTCGCGGCTCTCGACCCTGAATACGCGGCATATCAGAAGCAGGCGCAGGACGAACTCGAAAAATCGAAGCGCGACGACATCGGGAGGCTTATGGGGATATTCGCCGGGAACAACACCGCCGATTCGGAACAGCGCGCCCAACAGCAGGAGCTAGTGCAGAACGACTATGCGACACAGCTTGTGAACCTTCTCGCGAAACTCGCTGGGCAGAAGCAGGACGACCGCCTCGACATCGAAGGGAAGAAATACAACGCGCTCAACGAGATCAGCAACTCGAAACGGACGGCGCAGCAGCGTGTGATGGATATG